TCTATATTAGAACAAATTTTTTCAACATTTCCAACATCGGAATAAATTGTAGTACTTGTTCCACAAAGCTCTTTGTTATTACATAAAAATGATGGGTCTGAACATATACTGTCAATATAACGATCAATTTGTTCAGCAGTATCATTATTAAGAAATGTTGTATTACTAATAATTTTACCTGATGAACTACTAGAATTCATTTAAAAAAGGTCCTTTGTAAGAACCAGTATTTTTTTTAAATAAATTAAATTAAATTATAAGTTTGATTCTATTAAATTAAAATCCATTTTCATTTTCTTCACCCATTTCATTAACAAGATCAACTCCCAAAATAAATGTACCTTGATAATTTGGACTGTTTGGTAAATTGGGATACCGCATCTTAGTATTCTTCTTCACATTAATATTGTAATTTCCAAAAACACCCAAATAATAATCAGTTGTAAACTTGTGACGTTCCAAATGACACTCCTTACAATGATCATTAAATGCTTGAACAAAATTCTTTTCACGACAATAATATTCTTCACCAACAACAACCTTACCGCTGCTCAAGAAATGTTCCAGAGCATGAGTATTTTGTGCCATATCACGCTGTGTATTTCTAAAATACTCAGGAATACTAGACCAGAAATCTTGACCACGATATTGATTAACTGCACTCAAGTAAGCACATGCCGCTTTTTTCATAATAGCAGGAAGTTCTTTGTTTAATTTTATATCAAGGTCAGGGTCTTTAAGATTTACTTTTTTATGGAATTTAGCAACAACCAAACGACGACTTATAGATCCAGAATTATCTGTATAATTTGGAGGTTCATTACCAGCAAATAATCCAGGAATCTTCCATTCTATGTAATGTGATTCTTTATGTTTTACAGGAAGTTGCATATCACCACCTTCAACCAATAACTGAAATTCAGATTGTTCCAATCTAAGATCACCTTTAATTTCTGGTGCTAAAAATAAAAGTTTATCCTTAAGAGAACTTAGACCAAATGTTTTTTCTATATTATTTGAAAGAACACCAACGTCACAAGTTTCATAAAATTTTTTAACAATTTTAGTTATTGTTGATTTACCAGATCCAGCAACGCCTTCTAAAAAGAGAGCAACCTGCCAATTATCAAGTTCACCTAATTCATAAAAAAGTCTTCCAATAAATACATATACCCATCTGGATACATCTTCAGAAAAATCTTGATAATTTAAAATACTTTGGAAATTTTCAGTTGGAATATTATACCAATCATCGATATCATCAAAGTTATTAAAATTGCAATTAAAAAATTTACATGCTACGACATCAATATTTAAGCTTTTTGTAATATCAGAACCATATTCATAAAAATGATCTTGGTATAGTTCTGAACCTTGTACTTTTTCCTTACAATTATAGATACCATTGCGAAAAGCAAAAACATGACGATCCTTCTTTAGATCACTAAGTCTTGGATCCTTACAGTTTTCTAAATGTTCAGCCGCATTTTTAATATTACTTGTATTACTTGTTACATTGTGCCACTGACGATAGTCTTGGCAAAATTCCGTTTTTTCATAAATAAATTTTTTAATTGACATTTTTTCTTTCCATGCATGTGTAAAATAACCATTATAATAAATTTTCTCATACAAGAATTCACTATACCTCTGTAATCCAGATAAATAAATTGAATCCAAAAGATAAAGCAATAAATTTTGAAATGAACTATTTGTTGCTATATTAGGTTGCATCCATCGAAGCTGTCCCAAATCATCCTTGATCTCAATACTTTCATTAGAATGACTATTTATAAGTATATTTCCAAATTTAAGAATTTTACAGGCATAATCAATACTTTCAAAAATTTTATTAAATACAACAGTAAGTTCTTCATATCTTTCATCTGGTGTATTCCGTATAATTTCTTGTTGAAGATAAACAACATTATGAACACAAAGCAAATAATTTGTATTTAATTCGGAGTATGTAAAAGTTTCTGGGCTTAAACCAAAATTTTCCATAGCTCTTTCTATAAAGGTTATGATACTTTTATTTCCTTCTAAAACCCATTTACTTTGAAATGAATAAAGATAACTAAATAGCTCAGACTCTGAACTATTCTCATAACGTGTCTTGATACCAACTACTTCTTCGTAATTATTCATAAGAATACACTTTCTTCCTTTATTAATTTATATTACATTTTAATTTTTAAGTAAATTTAAAATTTTAAATTAACGCCTATGCTTTTAGTTAAATGATATAAATAGCACATAATTATTAATTTTGCCAATTAATTTCATAACCTAATAGTTCTTCGGTTTTTTTGAAAATATCTGAGTTAAAAAATCCTCTATTTTGTGGGGATGGATGTGCAGAAAACACTTTGTTTATACTTTTAACTTTAATACTTATGTTTTTAGCATAAGCCCCCATACACAAGAAAACAACTTTATCGTTTTGTTTATTAATAAGTTGTAATACGCTGTTTGTAAATTTTGACCATAAAGTTCCGGGTTTTTTACTTTCAACTGTAAGAGCAGAATTTAGTAAAAATATTTTTTGATCATAAAACCACCGTTTAAGATTTCCCGACGTAAACTTATAATTACGATCGGGAAATTCTAACATAATCTCCTTAAATATATTTTTTAATGAAGGGGGGATAACTTGATTGTTGGGAACTGAAAAACTAAATCCATCTGCTTGTCCTTCATTATAATATGGGTCTTGTCCTAAAATAACAACTCTGATTTCTTTAATATCCATTTCAAATAATTTACAATTTTCTGGAGGGAAAATATCTAATGGTTCTTCAACAGAACCTTTTACATTTAATAATTCTTTAAGAGAACTTTTTAAAATATGTAAAATGGGATCCCAACTGGGATGAATATTTGTCATTTTATACAATAAAAATGTTTAAATAAATTTATTTTTAAAATTTTGAGCTATTCTCATAACATATGTCACAGAACTTAGTAAAATCTAATTGATTTAATAAACCCGAAGTTTTTGAATAATCATTTACAATACACCAAATATACCACATATCATCATTGTACTTTAAACAAAAATCATTTACTGTTAGTGTTTTTTTCCTTTTTCTATTTTCATTGAGATCATCTAATTTTTTGATATAATCTTTGTTTGCATCTATTTCAGATTCATCTGAATCCCATGATGCATTATCATTGTAATTATAGTAATCATCCATTTAAAATAATTGTAATATAATTTACATCTTTAATTCTTTAAATTAAATGAATTAAAAGAATTTATTTACAAGGAACTGCTAATCTATATGCAAGATAACATGGAGAACAGCAACATGCTACAAGTATTTGTATAATATCAACACCTCCATCAGGTCCTTTGCATTTAAAAGCAAAATACATAGCTGCTATACAGATAATCGCTCCAATAATATTCATTAGAGGATTAGAAGAATCTGGAGGAGGAGATGGTGGTATTCCAGATAGTGATACAGCACCAAAATTAGATGCTGCCATTTTAGCAACAGATGTAATTGGGTGTAAATCTGCTAATTTTTTTAGAGAATCAGTAGCGTCTTCCATTATAAATTAAAATAAAGTTATATATTAATTTTATTTTATTTTATAATGGAAATACATAAAAATAATTATGAAATTATTTATATTTTTATAATTTATTTATTTTTAATTTTGGGTATCCTTTATATTAAAGAAGGAGCTATCCCTAGAAATTATATTGCTATAATTGTTTATTTTCTTTTTAAAATGATATCAAGTTATGATAAATGTACACTGAGTTATATAGAGTGTAAACTAAGAAAGGTAAAAAAAGAAGATGGATATATCTATGATTTTTTACATTCAATAGTTTCTGTAAGAGAAACACCACATAAGTTATACATATATATAACTGCTATTATATTTATCGTATTTTACATCTTTAGTTCTTTGAATTGATCTCTAAATTCTTTTGAATAAGTCATTGAAATAGATGATTCTTCTTTAAATTCAATGTTATCAATATAAATGTAATTAAATAAAATTTCGGACTTTTCTTCTGGTGTACCTTGTACAAAATCTTGTTCTAAAGCACGTGTATTATAAAAAGAGACATATTTGTCTTTCATGGAAACTTTGTTGGGTGTTATCTTACGTTTAGTTTTTACAACCTTTAAAACACCAAAGGGAAGATTACATTTGGTTACATTATTACTTTTTAATTTGGGAACAACTATCTTATACAGTTCCTTTTTCTTTTTATTCAGAACTTTGAGTTTTTCTTGGGTAATTTTAATGGTTTTAGAGATTTCAGCATATTCTTTGACTTTCTCGGTAACATCACTGATTTCCTCATTTTTATCCATATTTGATTCTTTACTTTAAATCTAAAACAAATCTTTAAATAAAATTAAAGCTTAAAATTTAATACTTGTTCTTTTAATTATTTGTAAAACCGCTTGCACCAGACCTATCATTACCTGACTGTACCTGTCCATAGTATGGTGGTATACCAAGAGCATCGGATGCATTGAAAATAGGATCGACATAGTTATTCCAGTCAATAGGTACAAGAGCACGGAAATCACTGGTCTTAGAGTAGGGGGTATTGGTACTTGTAATTGCTCCAATTTGTTCAACTGGTGAAAGAGCAGTGAATGCAGCTAGGGCACGGGCGGCTGACTGAGAAAGAGCATTGTTATTAGCATTCACACTTGGTTTGGGAAGAAGGCTACTGGCAGCAAACATAGGAAGATCTTTGGCACACTGGCTCATTTGAGCAGCCCTATCATTTTGGTAGCTTACACTGGGGTAAACATTTCCACCAAGACGACCGAGGTTGCTAGTGTATCCATCACCTAGACTATTTTTGTAGTTTTCTGCAGCTCCAGGAAGAGGAACACCTCCCATAATAGGACGAGCAGAAATATTTTGTGCTAGTTCAAGGTTATCAATACTGGGGTTTAGGTAATTCTGGAGATTAAGGTAATACCGAGCACCAGCTTTATTTACATCTTCTACACTAGTTCCAACATTCATAACAAGTTTGTCTTGGTAGTTTTCAAGATTTTGGGCAGATTGAAGACTTGGTCCTCCAGTATACCTAGGAACAACATTTTGTGTCACTTCAGTAAATTTCTCTTGGTTAAAGAGATTCATAGTAGACATTGCTAAAATAACAGCAGCAATGGCAAAAATTGCACATCCCATTTTTTCATTGCACATTTGGTTATATTTTAATAAAACATTTTTAATTTACTTGAAAAACGTTTTAAAAAAATTAAAATTAAAATTAAAATTTAAATTAAAATTAAATTAAAAAAAGGTAAATTTTTCATCATCAATTTCATCATCTGATTCATCTAGTTGATCTTCTATAAATCCAAATTTAGGAACAAAGCTATATTTTTTATGAAGTTTTGCTGTACAAATTTCCCAAGTCATAAAACAATTTTCTTTAGTAAAAACAATATATTTCAACTGAGAAATACATTCTACTGTTTCACCCTTAACAAGTTCGGAAATATGTAAT